GTGTATCCGTTCCCATAGTAAGAGAGCCAATTAGCCATTACTGTCACCAAAATGCAAGTTCAGAGACAGAGAGCCATATACTGTAAGGTCTACATCAATAGTCATAGTTTTAGTTCCAAGTTTCATTACATTTTTGTCACCCGTTCCGGTGTCATCCATTAGCAACGAATTTACGATGCTCTGTACAGCAGTTGGGTTATAGCCGGCGTCCCACAGTCTTTTGATACGCTCGTCACCATTTCCCCATTTTCCTGCAATTACTTCAAGTGCGATCTGTTGGTTCGTTTTCTGGCTCAAGATGAACACCGCCTTCCGCTTCCGCTTGAATTTTGTCTTTCGAGAAGAATTTTCCCAAAATTCCGGCAAGCTCAGGATTCAGTTTTGCAAGGTTTTCGACAATACTTGCAACTTCCATTATTACGATGTAAGTCGCAATAGCTCCAGCAAAAGGCACGCTAACATTTAAACTAATCAGCGGGAATGTGTATTCACAAGCGTACCCAAGACCAAGAGCCAGAAGCTCGCCAAGTTTGTGAAACAGTCCCTGCCGCATTACTGAGCTATTGAAAGTCCCAGTATATAGCGCCTTTAGCCAGCCAGTAAGAATGTCGAAAGCGATGAAAACCATGACAACAATTAAGGCTGTAAATTTCAACGGTTGTCCTCCTTTCTATATTACTTGCCCTTATAATAGTAACATACTTGACAGCATTTGTCAAGTATGATATAATTAATTATAGAAAATGAAAGGATTTTTACTATGTCTGATTTCTATGATGGAACTAAATTGCTTTCACTATTAGACAGCGAGGGCAGAAAACCAGAGATTTATATAGTTACTTCAAATAGAACCGGAGGAAAAACAACTTTTTTCAACAGAATGGTATTCAGAAAAGCCATTATGAAAGGCGAAAAATTTATGCTGATTTATCGTTTCAAGGATGAGCTTGACGATTGTGCAGATAAATTCTTCAAAGATATAAATGGCTTGTTCTTTCCTCAGTATTCTGTTTTTAGTAAGAAAAGAGCTAAGGGCGCTTATCACGAATTATTCTATAGGCACGTTAGCTCAGAAGAACCAGTATCATGTGGTTATGCTGTTGCACTTAACAGCGCAGATGCGATAAAGAAACTTAGCCATTTCTTTTCAGATACATCTTGTATGTTGTTCGATGAATTTCAAAGCGAAACAAATCACTACTGTCCGGATGAAGTAAGCAAATTTATTTCTGTACATACTTCTGTAGCAAGAGGACAGGGCAAGCAGACAAGATATGTTCCAGTATATATGCTGTCTAATCCAGTAACAATCTTGAATCCATATTATGTGAATATGGATATAAGCACCAGATTGAACAAGAATGTAAAGTTTCTTCGTGGGAATGGCTATGTTCTGGAACAGGGCTATAATGAGAGCGCCGCGAACGCCATGAAAGAAAGCGGATTCATGCAGGCTTTTAACCGCTCAACATACTGTGATTATGCGATGGAAGGCACATACCTTAGCGATAATAATGCGTTCATAGAGCAGTTGAATGGACGGAGCAGATACCTCGCTACTATTAAGTATAAAAACGCAGAGTATGCGATAAGACAGTTTGAGGAATACGGCATAATTTATTGTGATAATAAGGCAGATAAAACCTTTCCAACAAGACTTGCCGTAACAACAGAAGATCATAATGTTAATTACGTTATGCTTAAAACAAACGAGTTCTTTATCAGTAGTATGAGATATTTCTTTGAAAAAGGGTGCTTCAGATTTAAAGACTTAAAATGCAAAGACGCTATCCTTAAACTTCTTTCTTATTAAGGTATCCGCACTTGTCTCACGTTTTGAGCCAACTCGGACGGCAGGGTTTGAATGTACCCCCGGGAAGCTGATCGGTCTGCCAACCGCCTAATGTGTACAAGTGTTATGGATATAAAAATCCCCACTATTATCACAATAGCGGGGATTTGTTTTATTTATATTTTTCGATCAAATATCTGAGATAGCCAGCCCAACAGGATTGACAAGATGAACACCAATTTTTCTCAGAAATTCTTCTTGGAATACAAGAGAAATCTGTAATAGATGTCACCAATTCTATAACAGCACCCTTTGGGAGTTTTGTGGCTAACTCTGAAAGTTCTTTCTCGTGTTCTTCTCGTGTCATTTGATTAGAGTTACTTCAAGATCGGTAACACCGTTCTCGTCTACAACAATTTTTGCATTATCCTTAAAATAAAAGGTATAGCACCCGGGATAAGTAACGCCATAATCATAGGCGTAGCAATCGTGTTCAAAGTTAACACCGTTGTACTGGAATTTGATGTTATAAATAGGCTTGCTCATAAAGAAAATCCTCCTCAAGTATTATCAACATATGCGGCCGCTTCGTCTGCAACGTGCGCCAGCCAAGCAAGTTTACTGCTAGCGTAAGCTTTGCCACAATCTTCGTAGCTACTTTTGCCGTAAGCTCCCATGTGGTGGTGTATTGCCATCGCTTCTTCCGCTGTTAAAAGCATATAGGACATAACCAAAAATACTGACTTTGCACCATGCGAACCATACGGTAAACTTTCATCAACAGTATAATACGGAGCTTTGTACCATGTTCCGGTTTCATCGTCTTTGACATTACGATAAGAAACCTTGTAGAAATTAGCCTTGCATAAGTCGTGAAATAAGCAGGCAATAGCGGCAGATTCTTTGTTGCTTTCCGTAGCTTCATAACCAAAACAAGGTGCTACTTTCCAAAAGTTTTCAAGTACAGCCAGACTGTGTTTCACTAAGCCAGATTCTTCTGCTCCATGATATTTTGTTGACGCAGGAGCTGTGTAAAAATCTGTCTCGGCATGAAGAAATTTTAGCAACTCTTCAAGACCATCCCTTTTGATAGCAGTTCTTGCTTCTGTTTCAAAAATAAATTGCAAATTATTCATCAGTTTCTTCCTTTCTGTTTTCGATTGCGTCATTCCATCCTTTGCAATAGCCGTTGTCCCATCCATACCCAAATGCTTCTTGTGTTACTCTGAAAAGTACAAGAACACATAACGTAGCTATTACATAAATCATACTATAAAACTCACACTCCTCATTGTAAACTCTTTTGATTCAAGAACAATTCCACCCGGCATATGCTTTGGCATAAGTTTTCCGGGCACTTTTAGACCAATATCGAAGTCCTTTATATCCCTCGTTTCTGATAAAAATTCTGTCTCTTCTGGTGACAAAGAATTTTTTACCATATCGGCCCATTCTTCTGACGTTACTACTTCTTTAGTTTTCGGGTCTAATGATGCTAAGAAAAGCTCTTTACAGTTCTCAGGCATACCCGCGCATTTTAATTCCCAATATGGCTCTTTTGGATTGGATAGTTGTTGCACCGGGATTTGATTTTCATGCGTTATATGCTCGGCATAAGTTTTCTGTCTTATAAACACAGCTTTGTCCCAACAACTTTCAAGTTTCCAACAACAAAATGCGTTATCATCCACACGGATTCCTTTCAATTCATGCGGCTCTAAATCACAATGTATGCTATCTGTATCGGCGTAAATAAAACCGCGGTTATTTATACCATAATAGTTCTTCTGAGCGGCGCGAATTGTGAAGTTCCTTGCGTAAGAAGTAATTGCGCTTCCTATCGGAATATAACCAGCTTTCTTTGTATCGACAGATTCAACCAATTTAAAGGTAAGTGTTCCATCTGGCTTTACTTCAGCTATTTTAAAACTTGAATCGGTATTTGTTGCCATCTTTCCATATAGATTATTTAGAAACAGTTTTGCTATAGTTCTTCTTGCCCCTTTGCTTGTCATCTTTATTGTTCTATATTTGTCGATATAGTCATCAAACAAACCGGAAACAGCTCTAAAATAGCACCCGTCAAGAATCTCACAATTAAAAAGGAAATAATGCTCTCTGATAAGATCGAAATCTGTTTGCGTAAGAGTAAGTACAACAGCTGTGCTGACTATTTTGCCATCAAGAGTTTTCCTTTTATTGCAATATGTGCCATCGCTTCTACGCCTTATTTCTGACGTTTTAAGCCATTCGTTTGGACGATAATACGGTGAACCTTTAATCTGTATACAAGGTAAAAAACCGGGTCTTATTCTAAACTCTGTTTTTACCCTAACAAAGTAGTAATGCTTGCCATCTTTTGCTTCGTCTGGAATATAATTCCCCATCCAAAATGTTGGCTCTCCTATTGGATATTTATTGCCAGATTCTGAGTGCATCATACTTGGATATAAGCTGTTAACATCTGCCGTTGTTCCTTGGTTGTAAATGATTCTCTCCTTGCCGTCAACACAGTAGCACCACCCGCCGCGATATGAGCGTCTTATATATTCGCCCATATTTTTAGCACCATAGTCATAAACTGGGCTTCCTGTTTCTTCGTCAACAGGAAACTCTATTTCGTATAAATTAGGGAAGTGATCTGGAAATGTTGTTTTGCCATTTCTATTCTGCTTTCCTTGGAACGGACAGACAGCATTATATTCAGAGAGACAGCAACTACCTATTGTCATCTTATCGTGCCCCTCATTGAACATAATTTCGAGAGCTTCTTTTACAACAAGAACGTCGTTAGCTATGTATTCTTTTTCTTTCTCTGTTATTATCCCTCCTGCTCTTCTGTATCCCTCATATTCAATAGATGTTTTCCGATGCTTTGTCTTAAAATCGTTGCCAAGTTGTTTTACCGAAAATGGAAGAAGTTTTAGAGAATCTCTTAACTCTACATAATACGGCCCATTTTTAATTGTAATTGAATACCATAGACCACGATTTGAAATTGAATAGATAAACTCGCCAGATTGCAATTTTGTTTTTAATTTAAACTCGCCAGTTTTTCCGTCACTATTCCATTTAAAGGCTTGTTTAAACTTCCGCTCTTTTAGCAAATAGTTTATCCAAAATTCTCCGTCAAACTTTAAGTTGTGAAAGTACACGATTGAGCTGAACTTAAAGCCAAGAATTATCTCAAATAGCGCGTCAATAGAATTTACAACTGTAACATCTTCTGTGTATGTTTCTACAATCGCCGCCGCCCATACTTCTGTGAACGTCTGCCCCTCATAAACAGTTGTTTCGAAGTCTGCTACAAATGTTCTGGGGCGTTGCGTTCTCATTAGTATGAGTTGAGAGCGTCAATGAAGTCATTATAAGCATTAAAAGATTCTTCTTGATAGCGCCCTCTGTACTCTGTCTTGGATAGATACCTAAGATAACGATAAGCGGCTTGCTGAAGTTTGTTTAAATAGTCTGTGTTTTCTAACATTCTGTAGAATGTTTCTCTTGAACCGTCAAGAGTAGAATAAATGAAATTGTCTATTGTGTTTCTAAGATTTTCTCTAAGGTACTTTCCTAGCCCGGTTTCTGGTTTGGTTAAGTCTCCACCGGACTGCTCAACTATACTGTCAATAAGAGAATCAAGCTCAGCTCCAATTTCCTCCCAAGAATCAGCATAATCATCGTCAATCTCTGGCTCTTCTGGCTGCTCAGGTAAAACACCTTGAAAGAAGTCATCTTCTGTCGGTGGAGTATAGGTTATCTTTGGCAAATACTGAGACGGAAGCTGACCAGTTTCATAGAGAGTTTCATAACGTTTTTGCGCTGTTTTCTTTTGCTTTGATGTAAGTTTAGACCAGCCAATTTTTTGTAGTGCTTTTATTGCCGACCTATAATCTGTACCTTTTAGCTCTGGCAAAGGCTGATATGCGCGGTGCTTCATAAGCGTCTTTATTCTTCGCTTTGCCTTTGCAAGTTCTTTCTGATAAAGCTGTTTTGTGTATACCCTCGGATTTGCCATATTGCACCTCCAATTTAGGAAAAAATAGAACCTCAATTAAGAGGTTCTATTTTTCAGTATTTGCGCTGTGAAGGTTTTAGGCAACGATGCTACAAGAGAGGAAGTATTTTCCGCTGTAGTTCTTGGACGGTCTTTTGTAAACCTCGATGCTATATTCTTCGTCAGGAGCGTCCTTGCTCATTTCGGAGAAAATGGACATAAAGGAATCAAAGAGAGAATTCGAACCAGTTACAAACTTAGTTCCGCCCTTGTCGAGAAGAACGTACTTCTTGTAGTCCTTTTCGTTCTTGGAATGTTCATTGTGAACATTGAGAACCACATAGCCGACAGGAGTGATAACAACAGAGTCGTTTTCATCCTTAAGTTCGCTGTCCAAACTTGCGGCGTTGCCAAGGTCTTTGAGTGCGATCTTTTCACGCGCAGACAGTTCGCGAGAAGCTTCGATAATTTCGACAGAATAACCAGTCATAATTTTGTTCTCCTTTTGTTAAAATGATTGTTTGATTTTGATTAGAGTTCTTTGCGAGTTTCGGGGTCAAGCTCAACAGCGTGGGCCATGAAATCCTCGGCGGTGATACCGTAGCACTTTTCAACGGTTTCAACGTCAACAACTTCAATGACCTTGATGGTATCGTTGTTGAGTTTCTTTGCAACAGCCTTTTCGAGCTTTGCCTCGTCATCAATGGGCGGGGCGATCACGCAAGTCATGTTGCAAGCTTCGGCAGTATTCTTGTCGAAACAAAGAACGCTGACATTCTGACTTGTGAACGTACGAGTGATGGGATACTTTTTTGCCATAGTTGTACACATCCTTTCTGTTTTCTGTATTCGCTTTTCAAGGTTCAAGGTATGGCGGCCTTGATCGCTGAACGAAAGCCGGGGTGCTAAATCCCCTATGGATAATATACCATATAGCAATAGAGAAGTCAAGATATAATTTAAGTATACTTCTGTGGGTATTATAGCTTTCCCGTATGTCGAAAACTCTGTGGAGAATGTGGATAAGTGCGTGAAAAAATTAACAATGTTCGGCCATTTGAAAAGGCTGTACCGTTTTGGGATACAGCCTTTTATCTTTTAGGGCTGGCGAGATTTAGCTAAAAGCTCATTCGCCTTTTTGTCGCAAAACGTCACGGCTTGCGATACCTCGCGACAACAAAAAGCGTACCCGCATTTGTCGCAATCTCTTTCGCAAATTGAGTTTAAACCCTCGCGGAGAATTAGGGATAGTCCCTCCCATTGTTTTAGGGTGTAGCGGCCACCCGGAAAAACTCTAATCATTTTTGTTTCCCCTTTTAAACAATTCTATTAGTAAGTTTAAAATGCCAGCCCCAATCTTCACAGAAATACCATGCGGTCATTAAATCAAGGCCAAACTGTGCGTCTTTGCAATTTTTCACAATTTTTCGCCACCTTTTTTAATATTTTGTTTTTAGCCGTAGCACTTCCAAGCGGTAAATTATACCGCTTTGTAGGTGTAAATGAGTGGGCATTTTCCAAAGGGAACATAGTCTTTTACGAACTTGTAAAACTGTTGCGTGGAAGTCGCGCCTGTTGTGTATTCGTCAAGGTGGTATTCGTGACGCATATTGTTTATGCAAACGTTATCGGCTTTTCGTATTGTCGCTATTATCGTATTATAAGATTGCAAAAGATAGAAGTTTTCCGTCTCAAATACTTTCGCTTGACAATGACGCAAGGGCTTGCCTTTTTTGACGGCGTTATTTTTGCGCTGTCCGTCATAGTATTCACGCATAGCGGCGTCAAATACTTCGTTACAAAAAACATTGATTTTGATTTGTTCAGATTTTTTCATTGTAACACTTTCCTTTCAAATCGTTTTTAGCGTTTTACCGCTTGGAAGTGCTACGGCTTTTTCCCGTGTTCCCTTGCAAGGGCTTCCCCTTGCGCGTGTTAGGTTTCGTCAATGAAATGCTGATTGTCTACCATAGGCCGAGCGAGTTTAATAAACTCGCTTTCGGTCATGGCATAAAGCGCTTTCGTTTCCGTGATGTTTTCAATCACAATTCCGCGAGTATTGACCGGGGCAAGCTGTTTCAAGAGCTTGTCCATGCTTGTAACGTTTGCTGGAATGGTCACGGCCATGCGGTCAATTTTGCCATTGGAATAGTAGACAAGCTCGCCGCGCTTGACTGTCGCGTAACGTGTGACAAGTCCGCGCGTGTTTTTGTCGCGCTCAATGTAGGCAGTTGCGTTAGCAAGGAAAACGGAAATTTCCATGCCATACATAGCACCGATTTTGTCTACCTTTTCCACAAGGACAAGCGCGCCAGAGACAAGCTTGTTTTTGCGGATATACTTTTCCGCCGTTTCGCTGTCGCTGATGTTAGCGGGAAGTATAAGAAGCTCGGTGTGGGTTTTGCCGTCATTGTAAACAATGCAAGTGGCGGCGGCGTTGTTGAAAGTACGAGTAATGAGATTACGCATGATTTTTGTTTCCTTTCCGGGCAAAGCCCTGTCAAATGTTGTTTGTAAATCTTTCCAAGGGAAAGCCCTTGCAAGGAAACACGGGTTTTGCAATCGTGGCTTTCTTGCGCGCGTCCGCGCAAGTCAAGTTTACCCGATACTTGCAAACGGTGGGCCGCCTATGGTGTTTAGTGCGGCATGGTGGTATTGCATGGCTTTCGGGTTTCCATGCTCCCCCGGGTATACATTCTTACGGCCTAACCCGGTCAGCGGGTGACTTTACACTCGTACGATTCACCAACGCACCACTTGCGACTATAACGTTGTTCAAACGGCCTGTTACGGTTCGGCTACGGCTCGGGCGTTTTAGTTGCCTCGCATACACTACACGCTATAACGTTGCGTGTGGACGTGTGGCGCGCACAAGAAAACCACGATTGCATTAGTTTTTGCGGCGTCATATATGGACGCATGGTTCGCACGTTGGCGAGGAAACTACCTTGAACCGCACTATTACGCAAGCCATGCGGCGGCTTGACCTATACAAGTCTGTAACTATCAGAGGGTAGAATGGTGCCTTGGTGCTATTGCAATTGCCCATAACGGACGCACATATTCTATTATCAAGGTACAAACCGGAGAGCTTGACTTAGCGCGGGTGACACCCGAACCGCCCGAACCCGGTATACTGTTTCCCCCTTTCTATGGCTAAACTATAACATGAATATTGAAAGTTTGCAAATTGGCCGAAAAAGGCTAAAAATGCCCACATATTACACTTTAAAGTTACCAAAAACAGCTAAAATTTTAATTGCACAAAATCATATTCAAATTAGCCAAGTTATGTCTACTAATGCAGAATATTTATACATAAATATAGCCCGAATAATGTATAAAATAGGCATTATCCATTTTTGTAATATTCGTAGACAAATACAGTATATTTGTACATTCTATTGTGCATAATGACGGAGACATTTATTACTATCTGTATACTGTGCATATTGTACAATCTGCGCATGGGGAAATTGTGCAGGTTGTACAAATTGGGGGGCCCTAC